GTCCGACAAGTATTTACTTGCACGTCGCAAGAAAGTCGGTAAAATTCTTGCAATGAAGAAAAAGAAATGAAATCGTTTAAGCAATTCCGCGAAGAGTGTGGTTGCGATAAGAAGGAACGCAAAGGCAAAAAGAAAACTAAAACAGTTGAAGTGATGCCTACCGTAAAAGATGGTCCACCATCTGGATCGGATGCTTCTTACCGTCCTATGAAAAAAGAATCTATGAATTATGAAGGACCTATGTACGCACCCTGGTCTGATGTCGTCGCAGGCAGAGGGTTCGACCCAATCACCGAACGAGCGAAATCAAAATCGCAACAGAGATTTATGGGAATGGTTAGAGCGGCTCAGAAAGGCGAGGGAGCGTCGTCGCCTGAGGTTGCCAAAGTTGCTTCCACCATGAAGAAGAAAGATGTCAAGGATTTTGCTGCGACAAAACATAAAGGTTTACCTGAGAAGAAGAAGTCCGATAAATAATTGAGCTCATAATGAGGTCAAATCATGCTCGCATTTCTACTCCCACTTGCGTCGAAAGTAATTTCTGATGCTGTTGCAAAAGTTCCAGATAACGAAGAACTAGGTGAAAAACTAGTTGAAGTATGCCTACTAATTCTAGGTAAGGCAGTTAAGTTAACCAAGACAACTATGGATGATGATCTACTAGAGGTCGTCACTAAAGCAATTCAGGCACGCGAAGAAGAAGCGGCTGAATAATATAGACGGGGGACGCTAGTCCCCCTTCTTTATAAATAATCGTAGTCACAGTATAACTTGGAGCGTATCAATGTCTCTATACGGTAGAACTGACAGCAATGCTAATGTCGCCAAAGCTGGCAGAGGCATCGCTGCATCAAGTCAATCTAAAACTGTTGTTTTCATCGATGAGACGGAAGCAGCACTCGAATCAAATAAGAAGCGTGGACTAAATGCACCTGGATGGTGGTCTTATTTCACATACACAGATAGCTCAGGTGCTACTCGCCACAAAGCAGAGCATCTAGTAACTCTTGCTAATGCAGATCTCAATGCTAACGAGACTCAGAGTGATGATGCTATTGCAGGAGATGCAGCAACAGCAATCACTATCGGTACTCAACCTGCTGATCAGGATACCAGCAGCGGTGCAGCAACATTCACAGTTGCCGCTACTACTACAGGTTCAGGTGCAACTCTTACTTATCAATGGCAGAAGTCTACAGACGCAGGTCTCAACTTCGTCAATGTTGCTAACGCAACTTCTGCATCCCTAGTTCTCGCTGGTCAACTTGCTGCTAACAATGGCGATCAATACAGAGTTAGAGTTAACAACAGCATCGGTGCAGACGAAGTAATTTCTTCCGTCGCTACTTTGACATTCGTTGACTAATAAATGAATGAACCTAAATGAATTGAATCCACAGAACTGGATTATCTTTGCCATTAAACACTATCACAATCCTCAGTCAGTTACTTACGGTGATTTTGAAGAGGATCTAAAACGCTTCAAGTATATTAAGAGGCTCCTTCGTAGATATGAAACTACGGGGGAGCTTCGTAAACATTTGATTTTAAATCATATCATATTGTTGTATAATGTATTTGGTGATGCAGCAACACCATTGCTGTTCTACAAGATAGAGGTGGCATACTGGCCAGTCATTAAGTCATTCATGCTGTTCTTAAATAGACTGCCTGAATCACTAAATAATGATATCGATGATTTTTGTCTCAAAGAGCTAGATCTAATATGAAAAAGGTTGATGAAATGGTAGCAGGAGATGGTGGTGGTCTAGCACTCCCACCTGCTTTTGTGTTTGTTAATCCAAGATCTGCTCGTCGCTATAAGAAAGCCAATCAAGATAGCGTCGATGGTCGTACCAAAGGTGCGAGACAATTGCTCTCCAGAATACAACGCAGGAAAATGAAAGAGGAACTAGATACTAACATCACTGAAGGTGCTCCTACTGAAACTGAGAGAGCACAGAAACAGATCGGTCAGATGAAAAAACTGAACCGCTCTAAGGATCTTCAGAAAAAGCGTGATGAAGCTAAGAAGAAGATGCAAAACAAAACAAAAGAAATGGATGTGCTAATGAAGGCACGCCTGTCTGACTTCAAAAAGAAGGCATCCTCTCAGACATCTAAATTAAAAAAATTGAACAACTCTGTAGAAATGAAAGGTGAAAAAATTATGGAAAACCAAGATGTAGTACAGGTTGCACTTGATGTAGCAACCAGCGAACTCAATCCTAGTGGCGAAACTAACTTCGCAAAGATTCAGTTCGGTGATGGTTCCACACAGAACCTAGACAACTTCTCAGCAAAGCGTATTGCTGCTTGTTATGCACAGCTAGATGATACTCACAAGCAACAGTTCCAGTACATGCTGAACAAAGACGCTACGACATATCAATCTGCACTTGACTTTGCTATCAGAAATGTATAGTGGATGACAGATGCCAGATTCAGAAATTAATACAGCAATTCTAGAGAGACTAGAATCTGTAGTAATATCACTTCAAGATAACTCAATTAAAATGGGTCAACTCTTGGCAGTCCATGCAGAAAAGCTGGAGCAGCAAGAGAAGACCGATGATATTTTGTTTTCAAAGATAGATCATCTTCATAAAGATCTTCATCAAACAACTACTGACATCAAGAAAGGATGCGAAAGAGATATTCTTCTAGTCAATGACAGACTTGGTGCGATTGAGAAGAAGATGTGGTCAATAGCAGGAGCGTTGACCGTTATATCTTTTCTGGTATCTGCTCCAGGTCAAGCGTTTATCAAGACCTTGACACCATCAACGAATGCAACTACAATAGGTGACATAGTACGGTCTATGTAGTGCATGTCGTATATCGACACTGAGTATATTCAATTAGTATCCTCTCGATTAGTTCTATTCACACGCAAGAAGGCAGACCTGTACAACTTCAGGTGTCCATACTGTGGTGATTCTCAGAAGAGAAAGAACAAAGCGAGAGGATACCTTTTTAAAGTGAAGAATGATTTTGTGTACAAATGCCACAATTGTGGTGTTGGCAGAACATTCAGTAACTTTTTGAAAGATCAGGATACTCATCTACATGATCGGTATGTCATGGAGAAATTTAAGAACGGTAGGACTGGCAAAGGAACCACGATCCCCAATCCTAAATTTGAGTTTAAGGAACCGAAATTTGTAAAGCGCGATACTGATTTACAGAAAATTTCTGACCTAAATATTTCTCACCCAGCGCGAGTCTATCTCGAACAGAGAGGCATCAAAGACCTAAGTTATTTTTACTATTGTCCCAAGTTTAAAGCTTGGACAAATGAAAAAAAGAAAGTCTTTGACAATCTCAAACAAGATAGCGAACGCATCATCATCCCATTCAAAGACAGAGAAGGCAACCTATTCGGTTATCAAGGTAGATCGTTAGCGCCCAAGGCGAAACTCAGATACATTACGATCATGCTTGACGAGGAACAACCCAAGATCTTTGGACTGGATAAAGTAAACAATAATAAACCAATTCATATTGTAGAGGGACCATTTGACTCGACCTTCTTGGAAAACTCGGTTGCTATGGCTGGGTCCGACGCTGATGTTAGGACGCTTGGTTGGAGCAATTATATTTGGGTTTTTGATAATGAACCACGCAACAGAGAAATCGTCAACAGAATCTCCAAAGTCATTGATAGAGGAGATAAAGTAGTCATCTGGCCATCTAAAATTAAAGAGAAAGACATCAATGACATGCATCTTGCTGGACATGATGTACAATCTCTGGTAGACTGTAATGCTTACCAGGGATTAGAAGCAACCCTTAAACTGAACGATTGGAAAAAAGTATGAGCAACGGTCACGGTACGAAAGTTCGTAAGAGAAATGGTTCTGTGGAACCACTCAACCTAGAGAAAATCCACAAGGTAACTGCTGAGGCATGTGACGGTCTTGGTAGTGCAGTGAGTGCATCCCAGGTAGAAATGAATTCTGGCATTCAATTCTATGATGGTATCAGCACAGAAGAAATTCAAGAGATTCTTGTTCGTTCTGCTAGTGACCTGATCAGTTTGGAAGCACCAAACTATCAATTCGTTGCTGCTAGATTGCTTCTGTATGGACTCAAGAAGCAGGTGTTTGGTGTTGGATGGGTCAAAGGTCATCCACCTGTTCACGCACATGCTGTGGAGTGTATTTCAAAGTGTGTATACGATGGAGATATCCTAGATAAGTATAGTGCAGAAGAGTGGGATCAGATCGACGCAATGGTCGATCACGACCGTGACTATCTGTTTACTTATGCTGGTCTACGCCAGGTAGCAGACAAATATTTGGTTCAGGACCGCAGCAGTGGAGAGGTGTATGAGACACCTCAGTACATGTATATCATGATCGCTGTAACTCTCTTCCAGAATTACCCAAAGGAGACGAGACTCGATTATGTCAGACGATACTACGACGCAATCAGCAGACACAAAATCAACATTCCCACACCTATCATGGCAGGGGGGCGAACTCCACTTCGACAATTTGCTAGCTGTGTTCTTGTTGATGTTGATGACACCCTCGATAGCATCTTTAGTTCTGATATGGCTATCGGGAAATATGTTGCACAGAGGGCTGGCATCGGCATCAACGCAGGCAGAATCCGTGGCATCAACAGTAAAATCCGAGGCGGAGAAGTTCAACACACAGGTGTTGTACCGTTCCTCAAAAAGTTTGAAGCAACTGTCAGATGTTGCACTCAAAATGGCATTAGAGGTGGATCAGCGACTGTCCACTTCCCAATCTGGCACCAAGAAATCGAAGACATCCTAGTCCTCAAAAATAATAAAGGAACCGAGGACAACCGTGTTAGAAAACTCGACTACTCAATTCAATTCACAAAGCTCTTCTACGAGCGATTCATTACAGATGGAGACATCACCTTATTCAGTCCTCACGATGTCCCAGGTCTGTACGATGCTTTTGGGACTGATGCTTTTGATGATCTGTATCAGTTTTATGAATCTCAGGGACACATTAACAAAAAGACTATCAAAGCTCAGGAACTTATTCTGAATTTGCTGAAGGAGAGAGCAGAGACTGGTCGCATCTATCTGATGAACCTTGATCACTGCAACACTCACTCGTCATTCAAAGACAAAGTGAACATGAGTAATCTGTGTCAGGAGATCACTCTGCCTACAGATCCTATACAACATATTGATGGCGATGGAGAAATTGCGTTGTGTATTCTCTCTGCCATTAACGTGGGTAAGCTCAAAAATCTTGATGAACTTCAGGATCTATGTGACCTTTCGGTTAGAGGTCTGGAAGAACTCATCGACTACCAAGAGTACCCAGTTGAAGCAGCACGAGTGAGCACACTTGCTCGTCGTTCACTTGGTATTGGTTTCATTGGTCTTGCACATTACCTAGCAAAGAATGGTTTCAAGTACAGCGATGCTGGTGCTTGGAAACTTGTTCATGATTTGACTGAGGCATTCCAATATTACCTGCTCAAGTCCAGCAACGAAATTGCTAAAGAGAAGGGTGCATGTCAATACTTTGATCGCACAAAGTATTCTGATGGCATTCTACCTATTGACACCTACAAGAAAGATCTGGACGAACTAGTACCTAACAACTTGAACTATGATTGGGAAACTCTTAGGGGATCTATCACCACCCACGGACTTAGGCACTCAACACTGTCTGCTCAGATGCCATCAGAGAGCAGTTCCGTTGTGTCAAACGCAACAAATGGAATCGAACCACCTAGAGGGTATCTGTCCGTTAAGAAAAGCAAAAAGGGACCGCTCAAACAGATTGTTCCGTCTTATAGTAGACTGCGACCCAATTATACTTTGCTCTGGGATATGCCTGACAACACTGGTTACATCAATGTTGTGGCTTGTATGCAAAAATTCTTTGACCAAGCAATCAGTGGAAACTGGAGTTACAATCCAGAGAAATATCCCGACCACGAAGTCCCAGTATCAGTCATGGCACAGGACTTCCTGACCACTTATAAATTAGGGTGGAAGACTTCTTATTATCAAAACACCTACGACATTAAATCAGATCAAGAACCAGAGGAGGATAAAGAACAACTTAAGAATTTGTTAGACGATATCTTTACAACGGAGGCAGAAGATTGTGACAGTTGCAAAATTTAGAACCAGTGGTGAGTCAATGCAAACTAGTGTAAAAGGCATGACGGTATTCAATACTGATGTAGTGGATACCACGAAGCAAAAGATGTTCTTTGGACCTCCCCTTGGAGTCCAACGCTACGATAAGTTTAAGTATCCTGTGTTTGATAAACTAACACAGCAGCAACTTGGATACTTCTGGAGACCTGAAGAGGTATCTCTCCAGAAGGATCGTGCTGACTACCCACTTCTAAATGATGCACAGAAACACATCTTCACGAGCAACCTCAAGTACCAGATTCTTCTTGACTCTGTACAAGGGCGTGGTCCTGGTATGGCTTTTACACCATACTGCTCACTACCTGAACTTGAAGGTGCTATGAACATCTGGCAGACCATGGAGATGGTCCACAGTCGTTCTTATACGCATATCATTAAGAATGTATATGCAGATCCTTCTGAGGTGTTTGATCACATCTTAGAAGATGAGAAAATTTTATCACGAGCACAAACAGTAACACATGCCTATGACGAATTCTTACAAGCAGCATCCGAATGGGGTGCAGGTAGACAGTGGCAACACTACCTCGAAGAGGTTCCCAATGCACAATGGGAACTTCGTGAACTCAAGAGGAAACTATACAGAGCGGTTGCAAATGTCTACATCCTTGAAGGGATTCGATTCTATGTATCGTTTGCATGTTCTTTCGCCTTTGGCGAACTTAAACTCTTGGAAGGATCTGCTAAGATCATCGGACTGATCGCCAGAGATGAATCATTACACATGACTATCACTCAGAACATTCTGAACAAGTGGCGTGATGGTGATGATCCTGAGATGGCAGAGATTGTCAAGGAAGAAGAAGAGAATGTCTACGAGATGTTCAAGCAGTGTGTTGAAGAAGAGAAAGCATGGGCACAGTATCTGTTTAAAGATGGATCGATCATTGGTCTCAATGATAAGTTGCTCGCTAGTTATGTTGAGTGGACTGCTAATCGTCGTCTGAAGTCCATGGGACTTAAGGCAATCTTTGACACTCCTATCAGCAACAACCCACTGCCTTGGACAGCACACTGGTTGTCCTCTAAGGGTATGCAGGTGGCACCACAGGAGACTGAAGTTGAGTCCTATCTAATCGGGAGCATCAAGCAAGATGTTAAGAAAGATACTTTCGCTAATTTTAAATTATGACAGAGTTACCAGAGTGGAGGAAGAGAGCACTCCAGGACCCGACTCTACCAGAGAAGCAGGTCCAAGTGCTCCTCCACGGTCCCAAGTGTCTGACAGACGCATGGTTCCTTCAAGCAATGAAATTCAAATACCAGATCCGTGGGATTAGATGAAACCAAATACTATATTATTTGAGAGTGATCCACCACAAACTCCATACGCACCTGACTATAAGTATTTGATCTATGAAACATATCATGGTGATACTATAGACACTGCAAAAATCGCAGAGTTTTTCCTGGCAAAGGAGGAAGAGATTCTTTCTTTGCCAGAGTCTGATGCTGGTGAAACTGGATTGCCAACGAAGAGTACAACAAATAGACATAGAAATTACAATGTCTTTCAGTATGAGGATGAATGCTCTGAGTTACCTAAACTTCGTAGAGCAATCAGGAGAACTCATAAACAATATGGCAAGGAATTGTTTGGTAGTTTCTACAAGTATGACAAGCGTCTATACATTAGATGCTGGGTAAACATTATGAGGAAGGGTCATAAGATCATGCCTCACATTCATTCTACACACCCACACACATATCTTGGTGGACATTTCACTGTAGCATGTAATGATTCTGCTACCATATATCTCAATCCAATTAATCAACTACACAATGGTGAGAGATACCAGAGTCATAATGTACCAGGGAAGTTAACACTGTTCCCTAATAATGTTCCACACGAGACAACCAAACATAAATTTGAAGAACCTAGGATCACTATCGCATTTGATTTGACTCCTATCTCAGACCCAGGATCGACTCTGGTGCCCCTATAAATACCTACAGTTATTCATGGGACAGTGGTTGATTATGAAAACCCCTGGCATTATAAAGGATCCCCTTTTCTATCTGAGAATATTGACGGTATGTACGGTTTTGTCTACCGCATCACTAATCTTCAAAACGGCAGACAATACATCGGTCGAAAATACTTTTGGCAAAAACGAAAGCCTAGATCTAAGGTGGACGGTAAAAGACCAAGGCGAGTTACAAGTGAAAGTAACTGGCGCATCTACTACGGTAGTTGTCCAGAGCTTAAGGAAGATCTTAAGCGGTTCGGAAAGACTGCCTTTAAGCGAGAGATACTCTCACTCCACCCTACTGCTGGAAAAGTAAACTACGAGGAGACTCGTCAACTTTTTGTGAACAATGTGTTGGTGGAAGCATTGACAGATGGTACACCAGCATACTATAATTCCAATATCCTCGGTCGTTATTACAGGAAAGATTATTTTGATTTTGGAAATGTTACTGGCACTGACGCCAGCTGATTATGACCACCTGGCACGGACAGTGCAGGTTGAGGCAGCACCCAATACTATGGATGAATACTGTGTAGCAGTATCAGTTTTGAACCGTGTGCGCTCACCTAAATATCCCAACAGCGTTGCGGATGTGGTATACTCTCCTGGTCAGTACGAAGGATTCAACTACTGGAGACCAGTTGCCAAGCAGTCTGTCATTGATAGACTCAAGGACAACAATGCAATGCTTAGAGCATATGACATCATTGGTGATCGTACAGACTTCAAAGGACAGAGTATGCTACAATACCGTGTAGCATCGGAAGACCCGATGTGTGACACGAAAGGAAACTTCTTTCACTACTACTGGCAATCATGACTTATAAAGCACCTGACTACCTAGAAGATGATCCTTGGTTCGGTCCAGCGATCCTCTCTGAAAAGCAGCGAGCACTTAAAGTTGCGAACAGTAAAGAAGTGGCAGAAAAAATGTTTACCGCTTCAACCAAAGAGGTAGACAACATCCACGAAGTGCTGTATAATATGGCAACCAAGAACGGTAAGACCACCACTCAACTCAATCCAATCCCTGAACTAGGTGGCGGATCTGAGCAATACCAAACCTCTCCAGGTGGGTGGACTTCTGGGAATGGATTCAACCAACTATTTTAACATGACAGAAGACTGGCGCTACAGTGAACAGAGATTGCAAGCGAGAGAGCAAGCACTCAAAGTTCTACTAGCAAAGTTCGGGCACCAGCACCATGGTGGTGCCCCTGTCCACAGTCAGAAGTCCATTTACGAATGTGCTCATGACTGGGTATCACAAGGCAACATCTCTACTAGTGGCATTGTGAAATACTACCAAGCATATTACTCTTAATACTATTGTCTCAGTAGCTCAGTGGATTAGAGCAACTGCCTTCTAAGCAGTCGGTCGTAGGTTCGAGTCCTACCTGAGACGCCTTGTCGGTGTGGCGGAATCGGTAGACGCGATAGATTTAGGTTCTATTGTCTTTATGGCGTGGAGGTTCAAGTCCTCTCACCGACACT